ATTCCAAGCCCTCTCGCGCCCCCATCCCGGCTACTCGCCCACGCGCACCGACGAAAAGCTTGAACAAGCGCTCCAGGCGTCCGGCCCGCGCACGTGCCGCGCCATTAATGCGCTTTGGGGCGGCTGCGCTGCCTGTCCCCACTTCGAGAAGATCACCTCGCCCGTCGTGATTCTTGAAAAAGAAGTCATACCCACTGAAGCGACCGGCTTTTACTTTTTAGACGTGAATGAAAACACGGGGGCAATCAAAAAGACGCCTGATTACGAGGGGTTGCTTCGCGCTTACTACCGTGATCATCCCTTTGTCGTGATCTCGGAGATGAAATGCGCTTTTCTCTTTGAAACGACGCACTATGTCCCATCCAATCCCATTGAAATCAAAGCTTTTGCGGAGAAAAACTTCGATCCCCCGCCCAAAGAAAGCATGCGCGCTGAGTTTGCCGCCAAGATCATGGCGAACAACGTCAAGCGCAAAAACTTTTTCCTGGAATCGACCGATGGAAAAATGAATTTCAAAAATGGCGTGCTCGATGTGCGAACGCTTGATCTTTACCCCCACTCGCCCGAGCACGGCTTTCGCTGGACGCTTCCTTACGAATACGACCCAGCCGCCAAATGCCCCATCTTTGATGCTTGGATCTTAGACGTGATGTGCGGAGATGCTTCGCTCGTCGCTCTTTTGCAAGAATTCATGGGCTATGTCGTTCGCGGCGGCGAGTATCGCTATCACAAAGCGCTTTGGCTCTCAGGAAGCGGGCGAAACGGCAAGAGCACGTTTATCCATATCCTCAAAGCGCTCATCGGCGCCGGGAACTATTCCACGCTTTCTATCAAATCTATTGTTAATGATCGGTTTGCCGCAGCCGATTTAGACGGAAAAATCGCCAATTTTTCGGAAGAAACTTCGCCGGAAGAATTATCGGATTCCGGCCCGTTCAAAAATCTAACGGGCGAGGGCGAAATGACGGCGCAAAGAAAATACGGCGACCCTTACACGTTCGCCAATCGCGCAAAACTCATTATGAGCTATAACGAAATCCCCATGCTCAAGGATCTCACCACGGGTATGCTCTCGCGCCCGATTGTGGTTCCGTGGAAGAAAGATTTGTCCGATGAATCCATCCAAGACAAAGGCTTGCTCGAAAAATTGAAAGCCGAGCTATCCGGCATTTTCAACTTTGCTTATGCGGGATGGTTGAGACTTGATGCGGCGAAGCAATTTAGCAGCTCCGCAGCGTCGCAAGCGGAACTCCAAGACGTGCGCGCGGCGAGCGATACGGCTTATCAGTGGTTTTCTGAGCACGTGGAAGTGACCAGACAACCCGAAGACGTTCTTTCCTACAAAGATGCGTACTCGGCTTATCGCTCCGTGTTTTTGGAATATCCGCTGAGCGAGCAGAAATTCTACCGAAGGCTTTCGGGAATTAAGGAATGCCAAAACACGCGCCGTAAATTCGGGCAAGTGCTGGTAGGCGTTAAATTACTTGACCGCGACAATACTGCGCAGCGCGTAAGAGAGTTCTAATTGCTTCGCTGCGTTAGGTGTAATGGGTGTAGCGGGTGTAGCTGTTTACTACTCCTGCTCTATAAAATTGGTGTTGCTGGTGTATCTGACAGGGGGGGTATTTCGTGACAGTAAAAATCAAAAAAGCTAATAATATCAACAATGGAATATGCGCGGCGAGTCAAATGGGCAAAATAATTTTCTAGAGCAGGAGTGGGGAACAGCTACACCCGCTACACCCAATAGGTGACAAAATGGATCAAACGACGGAGCAAAAAATCAAGCTTGTGCTCTTTAGGAGAGCCAATCCTTATAACTTTACTCAAGAACAATTGGCGGTATGCAAAGAATTTATTGAGCACTTTTACACACCGATTAAAAAAATGAGTCGACGCGCAACCGCATATCAATACAAGCATCTAGTTGAATACTGGGCGGGGATTTATATTCCATTTGAAGCGTTCGTCACCGCAGCCGTGGAACTTGGATTCCAAATGGAGCAAACGTCGAAAAGAAATGTTTGGCATAATTTCGGTTTGAAAATAGGAACTTGGCGCGAGCATTTATGTCTTCGTCAATCGCTCGGAAAACGAAATGCGAAAAACGACGCGCAGAGTTATGTTTAGAAACATAAATTTTGCGCAGCTTTTTACGTAAACAAACATAAAAGAGTGACAAATGACGCACTTCCGCTAAAGTAGTAATATGGCACGTGGTAGCGCGCCCGGCGAACGTCGCGGCGGAAGACAAAAAGGCGCACTCAACAAACGCACGCGCGAGCTAATCGAAATATTAGATGCGCGCGGTTACTGCGCAGTTTCGGAGTTAATCGAAGTCGGCGCGCTGGCTCGAAAAGAATATGAGCGCGCCGAAGAAATTTACGACGCAATCCAAGAAAAAAGAATTTCGCACGATTTAGTTCCGCTCACCGAATCGGTTGCGCCCACTTATCTTAAGATCATGCAGCAAAGTGCTGCGGAACTCATGCCCTACATGTATCCGAAGCGCAAAGCCATAGAACTCACCGGAAAAGACGGAGCGGATTTTTTGCGAAGCTTTGCCGATATTATAAAGCAAGTCGCAGATGGACCCGAATAGCGTCAAAGCGGCGCTCAAAAAGTTTCAGAACAACCCGGCTTTGTTTTTTGAAAAGATTCTGGGCGTCGAAACAATCGAAGATTATCAGCGCGCAATCCTCAGAGATATTCCGCTACACGACCGAATCGCAATCGCTGCTTGCCACGACGTAGGAAAATCATGGACGATGGCTAGGATTGTGATTTGGTTTGCAACCTGCTTTCCTTATTCGAAGGTCATTACGACCGCGCCCACTTACAACCAAGTGAAAAATATTTTGTGGTCCGAGATCCGGGCGGCGCATTCGCGCGCCAAATTCCCACTTGGCGGAAAGCTGAATTTGACCGATTGGCAGCTCACGCGTGAGGGTGATTGGTTTGCCATTGGCTTTACGCCCCGAAACGAGCTGACGGACGGCGAAGGGCAAGGCACGCAATCGAGCTTCCAGGGATTCCACGCGCCTTATATTCTCGTGGTCTTTGATGAGGCAACCGGCATCCCGCATAACGTGTGGACGATGGCGGAAGGCTTGTTAACTTCGGGCAACGTCAAATTTATCCCAATCGGCAATCCCACTTCTCGAAACTCCGAATTCTTTCAGTGCTTTAAATCAGCGGCCTGGCACAAAATCTATCTCTCGTGTTTCGACTCGCCCAATCTCATCGCAAACGGCATTACCGACATGGACAAAATCCAGGCCGAACTTGAGCTGCTTAGATCGCTGCCCGATAGCGAAGCCCAAGAGCGGATGAAAGCCTATAAAGTCGTGCGGCCTTATCTGCTCACTTTGAAATGGGTCATGTCCATGCTGCTCAAATGGGGCATCGATCATCCTCTATCCCAAGGCAAAATCTTTGGCAGATTTCCGCGCGAGGGCGATAATACGCTCATCTCACTGGGCGCAGTCGAAGATGCGCAGCTGCGCGTGGCGGACATACGAGAGGGCGACCGCAAAATCATTGGGATCGACGTGGCGAGATTCGGGACGGATGCGAGCGTATTTACTGCGCTGCACGGCAGAAAGCAAATCAAGTATAAGCAGATGCATAAGCGCGACAACGTGGAAATTGCGGGCGAAGCGATTGCGCTCGCGCGCGAGTTATGGCCCGGCACGGGCGCCGATCTTTTTGTTGTGGACGAGACGGGCTTGGGCTCGGGCGTGGTCGATATCCTAAACGAGCGAAGCGCTGAATCCAATGGGCGATTCTCTGTGCGCGGCGTGCAGTTTGGCGGCGGTCTCATTTGTGAGACCGAAGGATGCAGGCATGACCGCGATTGCGACAAAGCGAAGTATGTCAACGTCAAAGCTCGTATGTTTGATCTGCTTCGCGAAGACGTGCGCAAAGAGGACGGGCTCCAGCTCCTAAACGAATCGGTTTATTTGGAAGAGCTGCCTTCGATCCGCTATTCGTTTGACTCTAAGGGAAGAATGGTGCTTGAATCGAAGGAAGATTTCAAAAAAAGAACGGGTCGCGGATCGCCGGACGCATCGGATAGCCTAGCGCTTGCCAATTATGGGCGTTACAATGAGATGGCAGTAGGCACGTTCGGCAAGCAGGACGATAACGATTTTGGAACTCCGTTTGCCAATAGTTTAGGGGCGCGAAGCGAATGGTAATCACCGAAGACAACAAATATCCCATTGCTCAAAACCCGGTCGAAGACGACCCAGCAACGAATGGCGATACGTCTTTTGCTGCATCCGACAAAGCCCAAATGAAGCCTGTAGGCGCATCGGGCACGGAAGTTTATTCGGGCTATTTCGCCGAAGAATATCTAAGCAAGCTGCGCGGCAAGCGCGCTCAAAAAGTTTGGGACGAGATGTATCGCAGTGATGCCCAAATCTCCATGCTGCTCAACGCGATCACGAATCCG